AATTTTTCTTCAAGCGCCTCAGTCGCACTCATCCAGGTTGACTTCTTGAGGATCTTCTCCACGTCCTCCCTCGAGCGGCCGGTGCGGCTGCAGATCGATGTGATGATCGAATCAGTCAGCGCTTCCATGCCATTTTTGTCATCGGACCCGAAAGGATCGTGATACATCAGGTAGGCGTTATCCTGCATAACTCTCTTTGCGCCCGCCTGGAAGATCACGCCAGCGATGCTGGCTGCGATGCCCACGCAATAAGTGTCGCATTTGGTCTTGGTCCTCAGGATCGCCGAATAGATGCTCATCCCATCGGAGACGATACCACCAGGCGAATTGACCCATACCTGGATGCGCTTCTTATTGTTCTCGATACAGTACTGGTCAAGAGCTAGCAATTCTTTAATGAACAGATCGCCGTCGACGCCTTGCCCGTCCTCTTCATCCCAGCCGATGTGCGTGGTGATAAGGACGATAGGCTCGTCAGAATCCATGTTGCGCGTGTACTGGGTGAGTTGATACTGTAGGACATCCGGCATCGATAGCGTTGTTCGGTAAACAATTGCGGATGTAAAAATTGCCGGAAAAAAAATGGGGGCTGGAATTCTAAGGGATGAAAATCCGGCAGTGAGACGTCAGGACTGGGTGAAAAAGTTGCGGTCGCAAGGCTCACAGGAGATGCTATTGAGCTGGTTGTACCGTGCCATGAGCTGCTCGCGCTCGTGTGCCGGCATGTTGTCAAAAAACTTTTTGATGATGTGGGTGACGGTCTCGCTTTGGCTCATCTCGTTGACTTTAATATAGGCGCGGATGAGGATGAAGTACTTGGGCGGAGGATAACACTGCACCTGCCGCTTGGTAGCGTAATCCTGGAAATATTTCTTTTTGGCCAATGATGGTCAATTTTGTTTCTCGGGATGGTTGATGTAAAAGGCCACCCAGCCGATGCCGTCGATCTTCTGCATCAGTTTTTCTTTGTTGCGCTTTTCCATCAACAATGTGTATTCGATATGCCGCTCGGCATCGTCGTTGTACTCGATGATCGGCACGCCGTCAAATTCCATGCAGTTCCGCTGGACAGCAGCGTACGTCTTCTGTGTTCCCACCTTGCGGATCACGAAGTCCCGGAACTCACTAAAATGCCTCGGCAGTAAGTAGATGGCCCTGATCGGCAGGAACTTTTGCGGGATCCATTTGCGGCGGAGGATCTTCTTGATCATAGCGCGGTTGAAGCCGATGTAACTAGCTACCCAATCAACGGCAAAGACATTTTGCTTCTCATATTCATTGTACTCAAACAGCTTAGCGTGCTTCAGCGGGTTGTACGACATGGATTGTGGTTTTATGGAAGGTTTTCACCAGGCGATGCATCTGGCATCGGCTCGACTTCTTTTTTGATGACGCTCATGCCAGTGCGGTCATTGAACCAATCCCAGTCAGGCTCGCCGCCAGCCTGAGCGACTGTGAGCATGATGTTGGCCGTGATCTGGTTGGATTCATCTTCGCTCCGACGAAACTCAGCGAGCTCCTTATCGTTCTTGAACTCGAAATGATAATTGGGCGGGATACGGAATCCAAATTCCTGCATACGAGGGATCAGCTCGCCGTTGACGATGTTGGAAACGAATATGCCGTCCTGACTCTGGATCTCATCGAGGGCGCGGTCCTGCGGACTCTCGGGACCCCCGGGCTTGGAGTTGGTATTAGATCCCAGCTTGCCGGGCGTGCTCTCCAGCGCGTCGGCATGGCCAAGGAACAGCTTGGAGATCTTCGATTCCATGCGCTTTTCGAAGTTGTCAAAGGTCTGGTGGCCGGTACCCATCCCTTTGCTCTCGATCAGTTCCAGCTTGTCATCCTCATCGACCACAATATATGATTGGGATCCCATGGCCTTGAGGCTTTCTTCTGCCGCATCACGCTCGTCACCTGTTTTATTGGTCGTCATCTTCTTGATGGGCTGGCCGAAGACTTCGTTGAAGTCGGCATTGAACGATGTGTTGTTGCGCAGAAAGATCTCGGCCTTGGCCACTTTATAGAGCAAGCCGTAACCGCATGTCTCGCGGCCGGTCTCTCCTGGCGTCGTCACCCAGACATGCCATGGACGGTACTGCGGATCGTTGAAGTTGATCCCGCCGATCATGACTGGAAGTGACGTCACATTCTCGCGGTCCGGAGAAATATTCTCACGCCGGATGATGCTGATCTTGGGAAACGCGTTCCTGATCAGGTCCCCGAGCGATATCAGTGTATATCCATAGAATCGGGCATCCAGGGTATATCCCAGGAACTGATCGAACCAGTTGTTGTTATTGGTCTGGGTGGCATTGCGGAATAACTTCTTCAGATTCTCATCTTCGTTTCCTTTCTCGTCGCAGATCTTGAAGTCGCGAAGCAGCGTCAGGTTCTTGCGCCGTTCCATGCATGCGGCAATATGCTCGTTGAGGACCGTGTCCATGAAGATCCGCTGCATCTCAGCGCGGTAAGGATAGAACATCTGCTCCGCCTGCTGTAGCGCCTTGCGCCAGCTCTGGATATCCTGACGGATGCGTTGGAACTGGACCCGGGTGATATAGTAGGTCAGGTTTTTGCGGACGTCGCCGCTTTTGCGGTCGGGAGTAAACGTCTGCTGCATGTTGGACTGAGGGAAATAGAAATTCCTGGCAGAGCGGACGCGGTTTCGGATATTGAATGTACGGTTCATGCTGTTACGGTTTTAATTTGGCGACCTTGGCTTGCATGCGTTCCTCCTTTTCCGCCTCCGCCCTGGTCGCATTGGAAAGTCTAACCTTTTCCATTTCTCGTTTATTCCATTCTTCCTGCAGCTGGATGTAATAGCTCATAGCCTGTCCATACCGCATCAATTTCTCTGACATAGCAACCAGTTTCCTGGCGCTTATCAGGTTTTTCTTCTTGATCTCATTCTCCATCCGGAGCAGTTCGTCGTTGAGCACATCGATGCGATGCTGAATGCTATTCATTGTTTTGTGGTTGACTGAATTCATGTAGTAATGCCAGATACGCCTCAGCACAAGCAGCCGCGAATTGCCCCGGCTGGCTCTTCCAGTAATTATAATCACGGACGACATCGCTCAGAAACTTCGCCTCATCGCTGCTCTGGTTCTGCATTTTATTTTCCGGCATCATTTTATTTTTATTCAATGCACCCTTGGTCCGACCCATAGAATATTTTATTTTTTGATGGACCGGAATTTATTTCTGATCGCTGAAGCTGAATTACGTAGCACAGTACTGATATTGCCAAAGAACTTTTTCTCTCCGGTATCTACCTTCTCTTTGCTCACCAGGCCGAAGCCGATTGAAGTATCGGCACTGGCAGCGTAACGATGCCGCCGTTGAATGCGAGCAAGCTCTATCTCTTCCAACCTCGCCTGTGCCTCCTTTATATGCGTTAGTGACCAAGCGATCCTATGTGGTTTCTTTTCGCGGTATCCCATTTTGAAAAAAATATTATATTATTTAATCGAAATATTTAATTCAGTCCAGGCTTCAGCACTGCCTCGATGAAAAAAATATCTTCCGACAGCCTGTTGTCCACCGTGTCACATCGCACCTCTACATTGTTGTAAAAAAGAAGCGGCTCAACAAATCCTTTGACCAAAAACACACGTTCCGCTCGTGTCAGTTTTGGGAACTCACCCCAGAAAAAACTCTTGGCAAGGCTGTCAATCGTATCCAGCCCATAATATCTTTCCCTCAGCAGCTTGATCACCATCGTTTCATAAACATGTCTGGCTGTGAAGCCAGACCCCTGCAGCTGCGGGTGATCTTTGAGATTAAACTGCATGTACAACTTCGGCTGCTCAATCTTTTTTTGCAGCTTGTCCTCGATCTCATCCAGGATCGTCTCGGTTATGGGTTTCATCAATACGAATTATCCAGTTTCACGTTACCCCCGGAACGGATGCGCAAGCCTGTCGGCGGCTGGATCTCGATCAGGCCGACGTTGATGTCGGCATTCTTGGCCTGGTCGAGCCAAATCATTGCTTCCTTGTAGGCGTTGATCCGCGTATCCGGAATGTTTTTTGGCGAAAGCCGGTGGTGCAGGTAGTAAAGCGTCATCGAGATGTAATACTCCAGGACGCTCTGGTTCCTGTTGTCACCGGCGGCGAAATATGTCGTAATGATCTGTTGCGTGCTTAGACTCGAATAAGGATTCAGCGGCGCCGTCTGCGCCTGGATCGGCTGGAAATGGATGACGAATTGCTGATTCAGGTTGAACGTGTGACCGATCAGCTGGAAGCCGATCGCGAGAAGGTCCGGGTTGGTGGCGCTGATCACCGGGTTGTTGTTGGAATCTAGCCAGTAATAGTTGAAGTCGACACCCGGCGTCATCGTACCGAAGCCCAGGTTCTCCGGATAGAAATCCCAGCCGGCATATGTGTCATCGACATAGGTCGATGTATTGATGAAGCCGCCCAGCACGCCCGTATACTTGATCGTAATGTTGTTGCGGACCTCTGTGAACAGAATATAGGTCGATGGATTCTGCGTCAGCAGATTTCCTGAAGGCACGGCATACGGTCCATTATCTTTCCACCATAGCGGTCCTTCCACGGGATCATCCGGGAAAACATTAGGAAATGGGACGCGGCCACGCTTGTAATACTGGATCCTGCGCCAGTGCGGGATCTGCAGCGTCTGCTGGATCGCCGTGTACGTGTGGTTATGCCAGAAGACGATATCGCCCACATTATAGCGGCCGTTCTTGATATCGAAAACGGGATAGGGCGTGATCGCGTAGAACATATCGTACTGGTTCCCCAGCAGCTGCCAGTTGGATGGATTGAACGCGCCGGCTGGCGATGCCGATGCGGTCGTGCAGACGTATACCTGGTTTGTGGCTTGTCCGTTGATGATAGTGCCATTAGCCACCATAGTGAGGGCGCCGACCGCGTATGTTCCGGTGGTGCTGTAAAATGCGGCGTTCAGATAAACACGATCAGTAGCGTTGTAAGTCGATGCTGGATTATAAGGCGTCGTATTGGTGAACTCCTGCGAGAGATCGAACTTCTGCGAGAGCTTTTCCACGAACTTCTGCTGAGCCCGCTGTTCGACTAGGACCTGGTAGTTTGGATTCTGAGAGATGACCTGCTGAACCGACACGTCGGTAATGTAACGCAGGTAGTCGTTAGGGATCAGGTACCGGTTCAATTGCTGATTTCAGTTTAGGGAACGAAAAATAAAAAGAGAATTTGACTACTACATTTCGTAGCAATTTCAATGCGTCTTTTTCGTTAGATATGAGATGAAAAGCTTTGGATCTTTTTTGTTAGGAGCGTTTCTTTTAGCGGGATTATTTTGCCTCGTAGTTGGCATCTGGTGGCTAATGCAAAGATCTCTGGCAGAAATCACAGATCATCCTCTTGATTTCTTGGGATGTATAGTTTCTCTCGTCGTAGTAATTGTTGTTTTCAGGTGGATGAGAAAAATGTGGAGAGAAGGCTAAATTACAAGCTCCTTTATCATTAATTCTTCGCCCGTCAGATCAAAGTAAAGGTTCTGCAGCTGGTGAACATACTGGATCTGATGCTTTGGATAAATGATCCCAACTTCCCCATCTTCTTGTTGCGTGTATAGCAATGTGTGGGTCTCTTTCGAGAGCCAGACATTGAGCAACGTCCTATCATTTTCCGCGGTTGTTTCGAATGGTAGTGAAAACATGCCCTTTGTGTTTTCATGTGCTTTGGCGCCAAAGGCATCCATCCACTCGATAGTCAACGGGATGGGATTGATTTTATCAACTTCAAACTTGGAAAAATAAAGCCATGAGCTGTAATTGCCATCGTTGAACAGTTCCGCGCCATACCGGTAAATTTCGCGCACTATATCAATGTCGTAGATGCCTTCGTAATTATTTGGCTCGTCAACAGGGGGCTTCTTCGTGATATAGAGATCCGAGGGGTCACAGGTTGCGACGTAGTTGCCTATCCGTAATTCTTTGATATTAATCATATTATCAAATATAGGAACTAATAGGCATTTTTTCTGCTTGCTTTGCCGCCCGTTGGGCCGCCGGAATTGCCCAGCGATTGATACTTGGAAAACTCGACGCTGAAGGCCCTGGTGAGCAGGTAATCGTTGGCATCGCTGCAGTGATGGTATTTCTCATAGCTCACATTGGTGATAGGGTTGACGGCCTTCTCTTTCAGCTTAGTGCCATCGCTCGCTTCCTTGCCATATGTGTAATCCGCAATCGTCTTAGTGCAGTTGCTGCCGATCAGGATCTCAATGCCATCGTAATCAGATTGAAAGATCGTGTTGATGAAATTGCCACGCATCACGACCGGAGGCGCCTTTTCCTGGACACGTTTTTTGGGATCGTATCTCTGCAGCTCGCGCATGATGATCGTAAAATCATTTTGGCCTTTCTCGGTACGCGTGTCCTCATGCTTGCCGGCCGGATCCCCGTAAATGAAAAGGCCCGCTTCGTGATTGCTGTAACGCCGGATAAACTCCCTGCAGACAGCTGCCGTTGTATTATTTGGTGATTCCAGGCAGATTTCATCGACCTGGACCGCCTTCTTTCCATCGATCTGCCAGACGGTGCAGGTCATATGCGGATTGACGTTGAAGTCAAACGAGATGTGCAGCGCTTTGTACCAGTCGTAAAGTTGCGGCTTGCCATTAGCCTTTTTGTTTTCCGCTACACTGCGCGTCCGATCAAAGCATTTGTAGAATTCGCCACCCGTTGAGGCGAATGGATTAGCATAGATCAGCATATCCTGTAGTGACGATGGCAGGTTCTTTTTCTGGTTGGCCAGGAAGTTGGCGGGCAGGTTCTCCTGGTTATGATAGGCCGAGCTAATCACGACCAGTTTATTATCAATTTGCTTGCGGAAGTAGGTTTCCGATGAATAGATGTTGGCCACGATCTCTTGGGTATACTCATCAAGCTGGAACCATTCATTTATCCACGGTACTTTGGCGGGCGATGTGAATATGTACAAGGGGTTGAATGGTTCATCACCATGATCAACTAGCTCGCCTTGCGAATTGACATACATGCCTAGCTGCCTAAGACGTCCCAGAATCACTTCCTTGACGGCTTCTTCCTTCGTATCCTTGGTTTCATCCAGGATCGCCCAGGCGAACTCCTTGCCATCGTGGGCCTTGTAGTTATCGAGCGACCCCTTGAAGATCACTGTCCCCCATCTGAAGGAGATTTTTCCGTGGTAGCTGTCAAATTCATGTCCGTCGACATTGAAGTGTATAGGCGGCTGGACATCAACTACAAAGCAGCCATTGGGATTTTCTTTTGAGAATTCAGACCATCCCCATAATTCTTTCCATACCGTCCGGATCCGGAAGAGGGTCGAGTCTGAAAGCTGTGAATAAGTATTGGCGCCGATAAAACCTCGAACCTTGGGAAACTTATTGATCAGCATTCCTGAAACAACGCCGGCACAATGAGTTTTGCCAGAGCCCTGCCCTGCCAGGAACAGATTCACCTGGGCCGTGCTCGTGATCAGATCAAATTGAGGTTTACTGGGTTTTACCCTTTTTTCTTGAAGGACTGGCATGGGGATTTTCGATTATGACTTGCGTGGGCGGCATAAGGTCTTTGCCATCTTTGCCGGTCAGCTCGGTCTTGTCAGCAAGTCCCAGATCGCGGGCGATCAGATTGGCATTAAATGCGCCGACAGCGGCCCCTTCAAACTTCTGCTGGTATATGGCTTCCTCGATATCCTTAATGACTGTGTTAAAGTCTTTATTCTTTTCAGTCAGTTGAGACTTGAAAGTGCGGAAATATGCCGTATTGCAATGCAAGTATCTGCAGAGCCCCTGGATCGTGTACGGTCTGGCCATATGGATCTTCATGCAGGTACCCTGTTCCATGCCCGATTTGATCGGTTCATTACGGAACCAGGGATGGGCATCGCACCAGTTGAAATATTCGCACGCTGCCTCCCACATGGCTTCTGGATTGGAGAAAAGCTTGTCTCGTCCATGCTTGGATCTGAGTTTCCAGAACTGATTTCCTACGGGGGCGGCCATGGGATTAAAAATAATAGGAAACTTTTACTGCTACGTTTTATAGCAGCCTATCACAATTACCTGTCAGCAATTGATCGAGCGTCACCGCGTGGAACTTGGCTATCCGGATCAGGA